ATACGAAGTGATGAAGGCACTACCGAATAAGCAGAAGCCAACCAGGCGTCGGTCAGGATGTTATTAACGCTATCCAGAATTTCGTCATTGGTTGAGTTCGCCCAGGTTTTAGGTGCGTTATTAGGTTGAACGCCATTCAGGTTCAGCAGCCCTTTCAGATTCAGCGCGCTGTCACCGATGTAAACCTGCTCATCGTTGTCCATCTGCCACTTCAGCTGCATGCCGTCATATTTCTGTGTATCGATCGGGCGGCCAACCTGCTCAGCTGCCTGAAGCTCAATCACCGTCCAGCCGAGTTCCATGCCCCAGAGGTTCAGCGGATTACCGTCTTTGTCGATGTTGACGTTAACGCCAGCGATCGCCGTGGAATCCTTGCCTACCCAGTTTTTACCATTCGGATTAGCGCCGGTACCGGCAGCTGCAAAGCTGGTATTAGTCCAGCTTGAGATGTCGTCGGCGATCGACACGTCTTCACGTAGCTGAATGTCGCGCGACCAGGTGTAGCTCACCAGCGGCGCATTCAGCGTTTGGTCGAGACGCTCGAGTTCGCCAACGAGGAAAGCACCGGTGCCATCAATGGTGCGTTGGTCAAAAGTCTGCATTTTCGATCCTTAAATCTTGTAGGAAATTTCAGCGTTGCCGTCGGCATCGCCCGCACCGGTGAACTGCGCATTCGGCAGCGCGACCGTTTTGCCACTGACGGAGGTGGCATAGATGCCGCCCAGCGGCACGTCGATTGATGAATCGAGGCTAACCACCACGTAAACTGGCGCGCCCTTGGTGATGGCCGATGCATCGGAACCGACGTTCACCGTCATGTAGCCGCGCTTCAGGGCATCACCTGCGAAATTTTTGTCAGCGCCAACCTGACGAACCAGATCCGGCGTTGAGGTAGTTGGATAAGGACGAACGTATAGCCCCTGAATAACAGCAGCGGTATCACCATCGGCCAGCGGAACAAACAGGCCATCGACGAACTTGCCCGCCAGGCCATAAGCAGGGAACGTGTTCGCCGCGTTGAGAATCACCGGTTCAACAGTCAAATCCTGCGGACGCGAGATTGCACCGGCCATGCCAACAGGCATCCGGTAAAGGAGTGAATTGCTCATGGATTTTCCTTAGCGTTTAGACCAGAAGTCTTTGTTCTGCTGATTGAGGTCAGCGTTTGAAGTACCGGCCTTGCTCGCGCTGTCTGCGGTGCGAGTTGCCTGCGTGTTGCGGCCCTTCGCCAACTCAGACACTGCGGTGAATGCCATGTCGATGTGCGTTTTTGGCAACTGTTTAATGGCGGCATCGCCAACAATCTGTCGAACCAGCGCCTGATCAGCTGAGGCCAGCACATGGCGCTTAAACGCTGTCGGCTTCATTTTCTGATTCAGGTCAATGCCAGGAAGGATCAGCTCAGCGCGGTAAGCGGAATCACCCGTTGCGGTGGTCTCCTCTTCTTTGTCCTCGCCATCAGCGTCGCCCGTTTTATCCTTTTCGTCTTTATCTTCGCTGTCGGTGGTTTTCCCCTCCAGCTTATCGAGACGCGCGATAATTGCCTGCGCCCATGCGGGAACCTGCTCATCATTGTCGCCAGTCTTCAGACCGCCCATTTCAGGGTCCGCGCTTGGCGTTGGGTGCTGGGGTGCGAGATTAATGTTCAGGTTCACACCCTGAGGCAAATCGCCGCCACCCTCATCGCCTGTTTGGGATGATTCGAGCAATTCGTTCATGGTGTCCGCATCACCTGTCTTCCACGCGCGTTTGATGCGGGTCAGCAGGTTATTTTTAGTAGTTGCCATCGTGTTTCTGTCTCCAATTGCGCAACGTGATCCGGCCCTGCCATTTGGGACGAGAGCCACATGGTTTCCGGTAATCTGGTACTGCTTTGCTTTGCCGATGGCGGTTTGCTCATACTCGGCGTCGTAACCGCACGAAACCTCGCGCAGTCCGTTTTCGATATATTCGATAGCCTCATCGTCTTTGATGATCAGGTCAGCGATCATCAGGTCTGATTGATGGCCGGTACCACGCCGAACGTTCTGAACGTGGCCCACTGCCAACTCGCGCCAGTTCGCCGGATCGACAAACATGATGTTGCCCGCATCATCCTCCGGGTGAAGGATGGTCACGGTCATGCCCTCGAACGATGCGAGCGTTTCGGCGCTGAACACCTCATCTGCGGTGCGCTCGACAACAATTTCGCCGTCAGCGTCTGGCTTAATTTTTGGCAGGTCGAGCTCGCTATACAGCTGCGAACCTGTGCGGGCGATCGGGACGTCTTTGCATAGCAGCGAGCCATCGCCGAGCCGGTACCGCGTTTCGCCCAGCCGGGTGTTGAATAGGTATTTCATCGATTACCTGCAGGCGTAAAAAAGGCTGCCTAAGCAGCCCGTTTGATTTTGAATGCAACCCTGACTGGCTTGCCATCCACGGTAATGACGCGGCGCACGCGGTCGCCAGTTGGCAGCCTCACAACGTTGGCGTGAGGTATCACCACCTCGCAGTAACAGCGGCAATTTGGCAGCGCGCCAGCGTGGCCGGTCATGCCATCCAGCGTTGGCGGCTTATCCCAGCTGACGAACTTGCCCTCCATCTCTGCATGCGAGTGGCGAACGTCGCTATCCTCGGCGGTGCGCCAGATATACCCGGTTGAGCCCAGCGCCAGAGAACGCGCCTGCGTCAGCGCTGTAGATGCGCGGCCTATCTCGGTGCGCGCTATGAGCCGCGCGCGGGAAGCCGCAACATCACCTGATGCTGCTATCTCTTTAGCGAACGGTTCAGCGCGGCCACCAGCGACGACTGCCTCAATGGCTTTGTTCTGGATGTCGTAAATACGATCGGCGGCTTCAAGCGGAAGCGATTTGATGTACTTCACCTGTTCGGCGACGATGCTCTGCATCACCTGGCCTACCGGCGTGTTCTGCACGATATGGCGCAGCTCGGCGCTGATGTACTGGCTGTGTTGCCGCCACTCCTTATCGTTCTGGCGCGCCACCTCGAGCGCGAAATCGGTCGCTACGCGGTGAGCCCAACCATCAATGATGTCGCTGTATTTTTCCAGCGCATCGAGGATTTCAAGAACGCTATCGTTTGAGCCATCGTAACGACCATCGACGATGTCCCCCACGGCTCGCGCTATCTTGCGTAGGCTCGTTTGATACCGGGTCTCCGCTTGCTTTGACCGGTTTCGAGTTGTCAATTTCCCCGATGCCTGGCGGGTCTTCTTCGTCGGCATCGTTGATATCCTCATCTGTTATTGATGCCCCGATGCCGGTGACGTCGGAGGCTTCGCGGAGGTCGGTCATTGCCGCTTTACGCGTCATCAGGCCGGACTGGTAAGCGGTATCGATCGCCATGACGGTGTTCACTGCCACCGTTGAGCGGTCAACATCAGACATCTGCCACAGCGGGTTAAATTCGAACGTGAAATCGTCCGGCAGCGGCTTACCCAGCTCGGAACGGTACATCACGTCGAACAACTTGCGCAGCGGTTGGCGCAGGCGTCGTTCCTGCTGTGTGCCGATGTTGTCGTAATAGTTGGCCAGGTCGGCGTCGCCGGTAGAGAATCCTTTCGGCGATTGCCCGAAGAGGCGAACAAGCGGGATCTGCGTTGCGCCGCTGATTTGCTCAGCAAACTGGCTGATGACGTCATCGAGGCCGGAGAATGAATACTGATGTGCTTCGAAGGTGTCTTCCGCATCCATCAGCGTCAAGCCTTCGTTGCTCTGGTAAGCGCGGATCATATCCATCTGCTTAAGCAGCGCCTCATACCCCGGCCCGCCCATAGCGATCAGCTCACGGAATTTCTTAATTTTGTAGGTGCGCAGGTGCGCTTTGTACACCAGCTGCGCCGCGCCCATAGTGGCGCTATCAAACGCAGTGAGGCGGTCCCAGATGCGCTCAATTACCGACATGCCCCACTCGTTTTCTGTCTGCGCCTGCTGATAAGGCAGCGTGACGCCATCGAAGCGGATCAGGCGGCTGTGGTGAATGCTCCAGGCAGGAATACCGGTGGCGGTTGTCACCACATCGTATCGCTCGGGTTTGCCCAGATGCGGCCCCATCTCCTTGATGCGGCGCTGCAGGTTTGGGTTAATCATCCAGCGGTCGAGAGGGAGAATGCCCTTAAACTTGCCTTCGCCGATCGTCTCGAGGCGCAGCGGCGTGAATGGCGCCTGGCCTTCGATCATGATGAAACCAACCGCGCCGCCGTAAAGGCGCGACCACTTAATCGTGTCGTTCAGGCGGTCCCAGATTTCCAGCTCATCAAACAGCGACTCGATAACGCCGCGCGCTTTCGGGTCAATTTCAGAAGTGATGCGCACGCCCTTGCGGGTCATGTCATCTGCAATTGCATCGACCGCTGAACCGATGATCGCCGATGAGCGATAGGCCCACTCAATCTGCATGCGGTTGCGGCTGGTGAAGTTGGCGCGGTAAGTCGACGCAGCGTGCTGGTTTGGCTGCTGCATGCCAACGCGCGCCATGAAGTTATCGTAACTGTCCGTTGTAGCCTGCGGGGTACGCGCGGTGCTGCTTTGTTTGTTTCGTGCCATCGTATCCTCGTTACAGGCGCATCCAGATATCCAGTTCGCTGTTCATTGGCGCGTAGCTGATCATCGCGGAGTCAGCGAGGTTCGGCGACTTGGTGCCGTCCGGCTGCTTGTCCACGATGATTTTGCCGACACCGTTGATGGAATAGGTTGGCTGGGACAGCTCGATCACGAGTTTGTCCTTGTTCGCCATGCTGCTGCTGATCGAAATGATTTCGTCGGGGTTGTAGGCCATGCCTTCAACCACCGCGCGGTAAGTGTTCTGGAATCGCTTGCGCAGGTGCCACCAGCTTTGTGCTTTGGAGTTGGCGAAGAAATCTTTATTCAGGCGCGCCGCCTGGCCATTGTCGCCACGCACTGCCTCAGCATCCGGATCGAACACCGCGCCGCTGCCGCGAAATGGCGTGGCAAGGATGGTTGGCCGGCGCGCCGCTTTGCGCAGCTCATTGATTGCGCGCGCATCGCCGCGAACGCCAGCGCCGAGGCCGTCTTCATCAAAGCGGAACTCCTCAATGCGGTCCTCTTCGCAGTACCCGAACACTTTCTCCACCGATCCGTAAATGTCGCTGCCAACGCCAGACCACTCGCGGATGTTCTCCAGCAGGAAGCCATGACGCGAGGAGAAGGCGTTTTTGTCGCGCCCCTCATCGGCAACGTCCATCGCGCCCAGGCGCTTGCCGGTAGGCTCAATGCCCAGTTTGATGTGAGCATCGATAGCAGCCTGCACCCAATCGCTTGGAATCAGCACGCCTTCCGCTGATGCCGCGTAATTGAGGTCAAGCTCCTGCGCCACCACCACCGGGTTATCGATTTTCTCGCATTCTTTGCGGTACCACTCGTCGTCTTTACGCGGGTCGCTGCGCCAGTGGAACGTAAATACCGGAATGCGGCCGCCGTGGCGCTTCTGCGCGAACGGGTTCGCCATGCCGTTGACCGAAGACAGGTCGATACGGCATCGCGTGGTTTGTGACAGCGAAGCCTCAATGAGCAGCGGGCGCTGCAGGAACGCTGCCTCATCCACGAAATAAAGCGTGGTACGGTCACCGCGACCGATGTTGTCGCCCGCCTCACCCTTCAGTACTGCGCCGGTGGTCGGGAACTCAACGCGCATATATGGCGCGTGCTTCTTCGCGCTCCACTCGCCGCGAAACTCAACCGGCAGCATCTCGACGAATTTACGCGCCTTCCAGAACAGTGCTTTCGGGTCGCCGGTGCTGTCGACGTATTCCTCTTTACGGGAACCGAAGCCGATCACCATTTCTTTGTTGAAGAGGCACATCGCGCAAGCCAGGCCAATTGACGTCCAACTGAGCCCCATCTCGCGGCTCTTCTCGGTGATGCCATTCTCGTGGTGGCCGCGCCGGTCCATTATCCAGTGGATCCACTCTTCCTGTTTCGGGAACAGCAGGAACGGTATTGATACCGGCAGCCCATAATCGAGGTTACGGGGGTCAGTGGTTATGCCCCAATCAATGATGAACTGCGCCGGATCCTCGCGATAGAATGCCCGAAGCGCTGGCAGCACTTCAGGATTCTGCCTGATGCGCTGCAGCCGCTCCATCCTCCATTCGAACACCTGCGTGTAGTCAGGGTTCTTGAAATCGAACGGGAATGGAATCGGCATGATTTTCTCGAAACAAACGCTATGATGTAGCCTCACTTACTAATGAGGGAACATGCATGGCTGTAGAAGATGATGTACTGCAAAGACTGCTTGATCGCGATGTCTTTGTTGATAAAGATCCAGCGG